CTCCTAAATTTACTTATCTTAAGTTAGATGAAACCCCTAAGTTAGATACCTTAAAGGATATCAATAGGCTTACTAGATCTATTACCAAGGATGTAACTAAAGGTAAGATTGCACTCGAGAAAGCTAAAGCTTTTAAGGAGCTCTTAGTGCATGATAGAGATACATTGCGTGATGAGATTAGCGAAGAGATATTGAAAGGATTAAATCAATGATACTATCTAAAGGGGATACCTTTGTTAAATCTATGGAAATAGTAGAGATTACGGCTGATAATGAAATTATTCTAACTATAAAATTTGATGCCAGTATGCTTGGTTATGTGGCTGATTTGATGCAAGAAATATTGAATCAAAAGGCGAGATTAGATCACGACCATGTGCATTCTTGGTTATACTCTTTGAGGAAGAGTAATGGATAATGATGAAATTAGAGCCATGTTTCTTCTGTAAGAAGACTGACAATATATATATTAAATCTTTTGGGGAAGGATGTTTTAAAGCAAGTCTTATTTGCACTTGTAAAGATTTTACTCCAACAGCTCCAACCGCTTTTTGGACTGAAGAAAAAGTCGCTTATAAAGAAGCTATTCACCTATGGAACTTTAACCAACAATCTAAACAAGAAGGTTTGTTGGAATTAATAAAAGCAGAAGATTGGCTTAAAGAGCATGGGTGAAATTATTACAAGGATACAGTTGGTTAAATCATTGCCTGCGCTGGAGCATACTCTTTCTATACCGATGTTAAAGGATGAATCAATATCATTGTTGCAGGTGAATTTTCAATATGGATATGATTCGAAATATTTTCGTCCTTTAGTAATTATTTCTAAGGATGAATGGGAAACAAGAGAGACTCAACAAGACTTTTATAACTTTCTTGGCTTCCCTACCTGTTTTTATCGTGACAAGGAGGTATTATTTCTATATCCAGCAAATGATAGAGAAACTAGACTAGAAATCATTTTAGTGAAAAGGGAAGAAAATACTAATGGATAACTTTAACCCTAAAGACTATTTGTGGTCATTTCCTCGTGGAATTGGTCAAAATGATTGGGATTGGAAAAGTATGCTAACACGAGATGTCAGATGCTGTATTAAGTACTATATACCTGATTATGATATTGAAGATTTCACATTGGAAAGACTAGAAAAGATGGGCATAGAAAACTTTCACAAGCTTGCCTTAACTCTTCTTGCTCAATATCCAGGTTGGTTTAGAAAAGATATGACTGTGTTTAACTTTATTGATCTACTAGGAAAGTTTATGGAAGAAGACAGCCCATTGAGAGATAAAGAGCTTTTAGATTTGTATAAAGAATAATGAGACTTAGCACTAAAGCATTTGAATCATTTATTTTAAAGAACAAACCACCCTCACGTATTATCTTAACCAAGGAAGAACAGATAGAGAAGACTGCATGTGAACAGTCATTCTATGCCTTCTGTAAAGCTTCCTGGCATACAATTCATCCAAATGTAAGATACATTGATGGATGGCATATAAAAGCCATATGTGACCACTTCCAAGCGTTTCTAGAGGGCCGTCCAGGGGTTAAGGTTTATAATGTTCCCCCAAGACATATGAAGTCGACTATTAAGAATATGTATGGAGCTTGGGTTTGGATTAAAAGACCTTGGTATGATTTAATGTACATCTCGGCTGATAGTGACTTGGTTATACGAGATCATATGCAAGTCAAGGATATCGTTAAGAGTAGCTGGTATCAAAAGTATTGGGGTCATATATTCCAGATTCGTAAAGATTTAGATGGTAAGGAAGTCTTTGGTAATAACAAAGGGGGAATAAGTTTAACTAAAACTATATTGTCAAACATAACTGGGTCTAACGCTGACATTATTCTTTGTTTTCCATATGAGACTATGGTACAAACTAATAAAGGCCAGTTATGTATAGGGCAGATTGTAGAGCAACGAATTGATTGCCAGATCCTTAGTTATAATCATGCTACGGATTCTTTAGAGTATAAAGATATCTTGGAATACCATAAGAACGAAGGGCAAGAACTTATAGAGATTGAATTTGATAACAAAACAATTCAATGCACACTAGATCACCCTATTTATGTTGAAGGTAAAGGGTATATCAAAGCTTATGAAATCCAAGCGGGAGATAGAATCAAAAGTTTGTCCGGGATGTAATATACTTTTTCAATCATCACATTTCCGCAAGATCTATTGCACAATGCAGTGTTATCGGAAATATGCCTATAAGCTTTATAATTGCACCCATTGCGCCAAAGAGTTTAAAAGACTTATCAATGATGGTATGAAGGGACGTCCATTTTGTTCTCGTGAATGCCTTCATTTATGGCATAGAGGAGATAATCATCATGTGCCTCATGTCAAGCATGAGAGAGTGTGTAAAGAATGCTCTACATCTTACATTATAAGAACTAATAAGCATGCTCGAACATCTAAATTTTGTACTCCCAAATGTTATTTTAATTACAACAATAAAAATGGATGGCCTAAACAATTAAATCTATTTGATAATTGTAGAATATGTTCTAAAGAGATTAAGATATTTACTCATGAGATTGGTAAACGTAATTTTTGTAGCAGAGAGTGTGCTAACAAAGGACACTCTGAGTTTGCAAGAGGAATGAATAACGGTCGTTATGTACATGGGAAATGCAAAAGTCGATACCCAATAGGATGGACTAAGAATTATAAGAAGACTATTCGAGAGAGGGATGGTCATATATGTAAATGGTGTAATAAGGCAGCAGATCATACATTACATGTTCATCATATTGACTATGTGAAAGACAATTTAGACCCTAATAATCTAATTACATTATGCAAATATTGTCATGGTAAGATGCATGGTAGTTTAAAGGAAAGAGCTCGATGGAAAATAATATTGTCCGATCTGTTAAAAGAATCAATCGAAAGCCAGAACATGTCTACAATCTGAATGTTGCAGACCATCACAACTATTTCGCTAATGGCATATTGGTTCACAATTGCGATGATGTTAATACTCAGAATGACATTTACTATGCTTCTGCTAGAAGGCAGACTATCGAAACATTCGACTCTGCTATCTCTACCCGCTTAAATGATCCAAAGACCGGCGTTATTATTAACATCCAACAAAGGTTGCATGAAGATGATTTAACGGGTCATATACTGCGCACACGCAGGAATGTTACTCATTTATGTCTACCTCTAGAGAAAGAGAAAGAAACATGCTCTACGATCGTTTTTACGGGCACTGACAAGCTATGGGAGGATCCTCGTAAGGTTGGTGATTTATTATGGCCTGAAAGGTTTGATAGGGATTATGTGGATAATGTATTAAAGCCAGCATTACGTACTCCACAAAATATTGCATCACAGTTACAACAAAAGCCTTCCCCAGATGAGGGGTTAATCTTCTTAAAGGAATGGATTAAGAGACTGCCTAAAGAAGAATGGCCAGTTCATTATGATTATATTATTCAATCCGTAGATCCTGCTCTTACTAATAATGCTGAGTCTTGTTATGCAGCTATTACCATTTGGGGTGTATATAAGAAGGATTATAAGCCATATGTGATGTTGTTACATTGTGAAAGACAGAAACTTCAATATCCTGATTTAAAACCATGGGTTAAGGGATGGCGTGACCGAGTATTCAATTGGGCAGCCAAGGAATTCTTCTTACTTATAGAGAATGGTGGTGGTGGCATTCCCTTAATCCAAGAACTAAGGAATTTGTATAACATTGAATGTGTTGAATTTAATCCTCAGAAATATGGGCTTAAAAAAAGTCGTATTCGTAAGAATGAGGATGACTACGAACCTAAAGTACACAGGGCTAAGCTAGCTTCCCCTTATTTTAAAGAAGGTATTGTATCAGTATGTGTCGATAAGAATGGAAAAGCTACTCGGCATGCAGAAGAATTCTTTGAGCTTCTATGTAAATTTCCTGCTAACAGGGATGGTATGGACTACATAGACAGCATGTCACAAGCTTTCTTATGGATGGCAGATCCACAAAGATCTATTATTGAACCAATTGATCTTGCTCCTATGTTACCTAAGTATGATTGGAAGCTGGAACATGAACTTATGCAAGCTGAACAAGAACAAGGATTTGTTGATCCTGATAGATTTACAGTGGTTGATAAGAGACCTAAGAGCTGGCAAGTTAATACATTGGCAGGTGGGGGTATTATCCCATCAGATATATTTGGAGGGGATTAAATATGTTCAATAAAACAGATGCGCAAAATTATTTTGATAAGTTTACAAAGAATCTGGAGGTCATTGACATGTGGCCCATAGGTATGCAAGGTTTTTTGATTAACTGCAAAGATTTTTTTCTGATTGAAATTGCAGTAAATTATAAAAATAAAGAAGAAAATCTACCATCTTTTGTTAAATCATTAAGAGAATGCTTGCCTAAATTTACTTATTTTTATTTAAAAGAAACTTATATTCATAATTATTCAAACAAAAAACTAATTATTGATTTCATTATCAAAAGTTAGAGAAACAAGAGTGATTAACAATTTACAAGAGCAAATCCAAAAGATGTTAGATGAATTAAAGAGATTGCAGGAAAATGCCGATTAAAGATCCAGCAAAACGCAAAGAATATCAACTGAGATGGTTGCTTAATAATTATCCCGGTAAGAAAAAGCAAAGCAAAGGAATGGGTGGCGATGGTCATGATAGAGTTGTATTTAATACCAACAAGAAAGGTGATGCTAAATTTCTAGCAGCATTAGCACCTTTTAAGAAATATGGTTGATGATAATGAAGAGCAAAACACCCATAACTGATAAGTTTGAGCAAGGAAAATTACCAAATGTAGATGATTTTATTGACACGCCGGATATTCAGTTTGATGATTTAATGGGGGAATATATGGAATTTTAGGGGCAGGTGCATTAACAAACTGCTTAGCTATCGCTACATTATTAGCATTTTTTGTGAGTTTAGAGTAAAAATTCAAATGAGTAAAAAAGATCATCATAAAGTTGGCCCAAATATTTGGTTAGTTGTGTATGATTATAAATACAAACATATCAGAAAAATTTGCCCATTTAAATATGGAATAAGAAAGTATAAAAAACGTTTTCTTGCAATACATTTATATGTCAAAAAATATACAGGAAAATCCAAGTTTCATTGTGGTAAATTTCCACAAACAATGAAATATCATAACTTACAGCCGTCTTCTAAAGGTTCCTACGAAATGGAAATAGCCAACGAAATAAGACACCATTCAATATTAAAAAAATTAAATATATGTATAACGCATGGTGCTTTTTACAATCAATGTAGGTGTGCGCTATTGCCTGTGCAATTGCCTGTGCGAATAGAGATATATGGTGGTAAAAAGGAAAAAATTATAAGTGGAAAGACTATAAACCAAAGGATTTGCCATGACTGACCAAGGCCCACCTAATGAAAGAATATCGTTGTCTAATGATGTTAATCCTTTGTTATATAATAATAAATTTATTAAACAACTTCATGCTTTAACTGAATTTTGTAAGAAATATCCTGATTTAGAAGAAATTGCATTGGAGGCTATGTTGTCGGCTGACATTAATCCGTTCGATGAACGTGATATCTTAAAAATAGTGCATACATATATACAACACAAAAAAGAGGGGAAAAATGACTGAATTTAAAGATAAAGAGATATATGTATTTGCTGCTCCTTTCTATAGAGTCTATCCAGTAAACTTTGAAGACTCACACCCTATTGCTATAACTGTTAATCATAAATCACTGAATAAAATAAACTGGAAGCATGATGAAAAAAGATGGAAAAAAGTAGAACAAGCAATTGAGGAATATCTAAAAGAAAATGACTGAAGTTCAAGTATTGCTATTAGAAGACAAACATTATATAGAAGATAAAAAATCTTTTGAAGAAGGCAGCAAACCTCAATATAAATGTATCCATTTTTCAATTCCGAAAGATGAAAATTTTTTATTTGCAAGTCCATTTGGTATAGAAGATTTTGGATTGCCTATTACAGAAAAACCTCATTTTAAAGGCTGTTTACAAAGCATTGAAAAAATAGTAAAAGATTCTTATCCTCAAATAAAACATGTGGGCTCCTCAGTCGATAATTCTACTCAAGAATATATCTATTCATTTTTAGATAAAGATGAAAAACCTCTTGTAATAATTAACATTTATTTTGCATATCCTAGGTTGGTGAATTTAGTAGAGAAAAAATTAAATGAAGGATTGAAAATTTTGAATTCAGGAAAAGTTTGAAAAATGACTGAGACCTATTATTCACGTAATAGAGAAGCTCGTTTAGATTATCAGCGTAAATGGAATTCTAAAAATAAAGAACTCCATCTGCAAAGAATGCGCGTTTACTACCAAAATAACACAGAGAAGCATAAACAAAAAAGCCGTGACTGGTATGCTGCTAATAAAGAAAAACATAAAGCTTATATGAAAGCATGGCGAGAAAGAAATAGAAATGACTAAAAGTAAGTGGGATTTTGAATGATAATGAGTTAAGTTTGGAAATGGGAATTCCCATAACCAAAATAATTTATCCATAATCTCGATAATTAATATCGATTATTTGGATATGTTTGTTATAATGCTCTTAGGATATTCTAAGTTAGCATTATTATGGATCCAACTCAACAGGCTCATCAATTCCAAGATTTTACTCAGTATAGTTATCTTACCCCTTATCCTGACGATCAAGAGGCTGCATATGAGTATTTTCTTGATGATCCGATGGTTACAAATCTTCCGATGGTACCACAAGACGATCGTGATGAGAGATTTGGGCATAACTTAGCTTTATATCTTCATGAATCAGAATTAACGACAATTGGTACGCATTTAAAAGACCAAATTGAACGTGATATGCAAGATAGAGAGCAATGGATTAACATTATTGCTCAAGCGATAGATTATTTAGGTGTTGGTGGCCAAAAGACAAAATCTTCCGTAGCTGCAAAGAATGCTGATGGTTATTCTTCAACCTTTATGACGATAGCTTTAAGAATTACATCAAAGCTGCATGCTTCTTTGTTTCCTTCTAAGGATATGATTGATACCATGATTAGGGGTATACAAACCGAAGATATGGTAGAAAGAGCTTATCGTATCAAAGAGTTCTTTAACTATTTTGTCAATGATATTGCTGAAGAATATATTCCAGATAAGAAGCAAGCTTTATTCTGGATGGTATTAACAGGAAGTGTATTTTCAAAGGTTTTCTTTGATAAGGTAAAAGAGAGACCTGCTGCTCCCTATATTCGTGCTGAGAATCTTATTATTAATGCTGCTGCTAGTTCTTTGGATGATGCAGAAAGAATCACTTATCAGTTTACGTTGACTGAAAGACAATATTTACAACAAGTAGAGGCTGGAGAGTATCGTTTTATTCATCTAGAAGATGCTGATAGAAACGATAATAAGATTCAAAATAAGATTGATAACAAACTAGGTCTTAATCCACAACCTAATGATGACGATAAAATCTATGAATTGCATGAATGCTTATGTTATTTGGATTTACATGGATTTGAGCATTTAGATGCATCTGGCAAACCTACTGGTAAGTTACTTCCTTATATAGTCACCAAAGATAAGAACAGTTCTAACATAGTTTCCATCTATCGCAATTGGGAAGAAAACGATCCTAAATATAAGATGAAAAACTATTATGTTCAGTATAAATACTTTACGGGGTTTAATATCTATGGTTTAGGATTAGCACATTTATTGCTTGGGAATGCTAAAGCAGAGACTGAATTACAACAACAATTGCTTAAAGCAGCTCAATTAGCAAATGCTCCTGTTCTATTGTTGGCACCGGGAACTAGATTTGAAAAGACACAATTAGATGTAAGAGCTGGGGCTATTAACCAGTTCAATTCTTTTGGGGCAGATTTCAATAACAATATGAAGCCATTAGGTTTTCATGACCCATCCAGTGTTATGCTTCAATTAAAAGATATGTTAAAGACAGGAATGGAAGACTTATCGGTTGCTAGACAAATTAGCCCGGATAATATTCCCACCAATACATCTGCTACAACAATGCTTGGTATTTTAAGTACCATGCATATCTTAGAAGATTCTTTGATGAATGATTTATACTTATCTTTCAAAAAAGAACTGGCTATGTTGTATAACCTTTTTGGTCAATACTTACCCGATCAACCTTACCCCTTTGCTGTTGAAGGGGGCGAACATGCAATTATGAGACAGGATTTTATGCCTGCAATTGGCATTAGACCTTCTCTTGACCCTAACGTGTCTAGTTCTACCTTTCAATTAATTATCAATGAAGCAATTAATGGATTGGCTCAACAATCACCAGACTTATATGATCAAAAAGCAATTCATATGCGTATGATGCGTGCAATGAAAGTAGCAGATCCAGAGAGTTTGTTTAAACAAGATCCAGCCCCACAAGATCCACCTCCTCTTGATCCTATTAGCGAAGGTAAAGCGGCTATGATGGGTCAACCTATCAAAGCTTATCCATATCAAGATCAGCAAGCTTATATTACAATTCATCAAGCAAATGTGGCTCAGCTGCAAGCTGATGAAAGCCAAGATCATTCTCAAGCTATTTCTATTTTACAAGGCAATATTCAAGAAAGAGAAGCTTTGAAATATATGGCTGATATGGAAGCTAAAATAGGACATCCATTACCAGAAGATCCTTCAAAACTATCACATGAAGATCAGAATCAAATTGCGATGATTGCTGCTCAAAAAGTTCAAGAAGAGCAACAAGAAGCGCAAAAACATAACCCACCTCCTGTAGATCCAGCTACCGTATTTCATGAGGAAAACCGAATTAAAGAAAAAGAAATTGAGATTAAAGCTCATCAAGAAGAACAACGTCTTGGTGTCGATAATCAAAAGATTGTTCATGAAATGGAAATTCAACAACTTAAAGCACAAGTTGAATTAGAACGTGTTCAATTAGAACGTGAAAAGCTGGCATTCGAAAAACAAAAAGCTCAAATGGAATTTGAAGTTAAAATGGCTCAGCTAGAAGAAAGTAGGCGTAAAGCTGATCTTGATGCTGAAGGCAGGGCTTTTGATTCCACATTGAAGTATGAGAAAGATTTACAGAATAAGGAGATGGCTCATGATGATGGTACCATAAATCAACAAACGACTGACCCTGAAATTTACTAATTAATTTTTTATAAAGGACATATACAATGAGCGATACATTAATGGGCGAAAACGAAGCATATTCAAGACTTCGCGGTGAACTACATCAAAAGAATCCAGGCAAGATCGAATATCCATCTGCAACCAACAATCGTGGACATATGAGTGGGGGTCATGAGCCATCAGACAAAGCACATGATACACGCCAAGGTGTTCGTAGGGAACATCATGCTATGGGTGATAGAATCGGTGGTATGATGAAAAAAGCTGCTGCTCGTGAAGAACATGGTTGGGGCGATGCGATCGGTGGTGCTTTCAAGAAAGCTGGAAGTGCTATGGGTAAAGGCGTTGGAGCTGCTGCTAAAACAGTCGGTAATGGCATGCAAAAGGCTGGTAAAGGCGTTGCTAATTTTAAGCGTGGTGGGGATTGCAGATGAGCGATTCAAACACACTAATGGGTAAGAATGAAGCGGCGGAAAGAATTCGTCGTGGTAATGATTCCACTAGTGGTCGTGTTCCTGTTAATCATAATTATTATGCAGAAGATGAGCATCGTTCTAACAAAAAGAAGAAGTCTCATAAGAAGCATAAGGATGAAGATAGAGAGCACTATGCTATTGGTGGAGCTGCAAAAGTTAGGCAGAAATTTCCATTTACACGAGATGTCTAACATAGTATCTTAAATTTGGTTAAAGAAAGATACCCTCTTTTTTTAAAAGAAAGGAACAGTTTAATACCTTCTACTGTTCCTTTTTTTATGCCCACTGGGGAATAGTCATGGCTAAACACCAAAACGGTGTGGAATAGTCAAATAACCTCATTTTAGTGAAGTAAGTTAGATGAATTCCTCACCGCATAAAAATAACATTTTAATAGCTTCATGGCATGCTCTCTTTCCCTAGAATTACCATCCCGCAAGATATCGACTAAACAAAGTAAATCATAGAATTGATTGTCTGGAAACAGAGAGACTGATTTTGGGACAGAGGGATAAAGTGGCTCTAGTGACATGCCTCGTTCCTTACCTTCCACATATGGCCATACAGGTATAGGGTCACTTCCTTTAGTAAATCCTATTAAAACAGGGGCTGCATAGCTGGTCGGAACTCCACTGGTAATGCAACCTCTTTTTGCAGGATATCCATACCTGAGACCATAAAAGATAAATTCTTCACAAGCATCTACAATAGGATGATAGCGATAGCCATTGTTATATTCTTGTAATAATCTCGATTCTGCTAATCGTGTAAGGCTTTTGTTAATTTCTGAGACACTCATACATAATTCTTTGGCTAGATCTTTCTGTTTAATATTTGGTCGATGTGGATTTGCAAGTAATTTTAACAACACTACGATATCTTTAGGTTTAAGCATATAAGGGATCTTTCTTTAATGAGTTATATAATTATCATTGCTTTTTTATATAACATATGATTATGATGAATTAAAGCTTGGTTTTTAATTCAGATTCTCCAAGCTTAGGGAATCTATGTTCATCCTGTTATTGAAGTCACATTCAAGAATTATAGCTTCCCACTCCTTGTTAGAATATAATATATTATTAATTGGCATACTATCTCTCTGGGGTATGCCTTTTTTTGTTGCATTCCCTTTATATAATTTCTATAATGAAATTACTTCTTGAAGCGAAGTTGGTGAATTTTACATAAGTGTTTTTAATATTTTCCTTATGTAGAATAATCTGGTATAAGGATCTCTTCATTATTTCCTATTCCGTACATCTTATAGACCACCTAGTTTCCCAGGTGGTCTATAATGATAATTAAAATATCCAATATCACGATATTAAATATTGTAATATCTGATATTAAGGTGATAAAATAGGGTATTAAACCTCCTATTTTATGAGTATTCATGAACCTTATTCAACAAATCCTCGCTACTTTCCGTAAACATGCTACAGATTCCAGCAATGAAATTCTCAAGAATTTTATGCACAATACTTTTGAAGATAAAGATATTCGTTATCATGCTGGTAGATGCAATGTCCATGATTCTATCCTGAGTCTTTGTAATCAAATTGAAGCTCAACTAAAAGATGGTCGAGTGCCTGATTTTACTGAAGCCACCAATCCTTCTGCTGCTGTTCGTTCTACTTCAGTTCCTTTAGATGAGGTGAATGGATGAGTCTGAATCAAATTATTCGTCATAGTTATTCAGCCGACATCTATAAAAACTTACTAACTACTTTAAGTCATGAAGAAGCTTTAGCAGAGATGCTAAAAGCTGAATGGCAAGCGCCAGATGATACAGGTGCATTATGGAAGCCCCCTCATCAATGGACTAAGGAAGAAGTTAACGAATTAGTCCTGAATGAAGTTGGTAGAGATGATGTTTTTGCTAGAGGATATAATGTTTTAGTTAGATTATGGTTTCCTCCTGAATCGGATGAAGACGGCCTCGTAAAAAGTGACCATGCTATTAAAAACACAGCTGTTGAAACAACAATCGGTAAAATATTAAGAATGGGTCGAAGTGCTTTTGGTAATCCGTCTCGTTTCCCTGATGGTCCTTTAGGAACTTATGGTGAATGGGTTATGTTCCGAGTTGGTCAACGTCAGATCTTCGAAGTGAATGGGATTAGATTAGCTCATATTGCCGATGATCGAATATTAGGCCCTGTGACAAATCCCGAAGATATTGACACGGGTGTCCAAATGGAATTTCCGTGGAGGTAAATGTAGATGGTGAATGTAGTAAATAATAGTCTGGGTAAGAGTAACGTAGTTTATAATGTTGGCAATAATTCTGTGGTTGATATCGGTAGTATGCCTAATAATCTCGAGGCAATGGCTGGCCAAGTCGGGTTAATAGATGCTGCTCACCAATTAAATCAAGAATCTAGAGAAGAAGATCAGTTCTTAAGAGAGCAAACTTTTGAGAATTATGCCCAACCTCCTGCAAATGATTTTGATCCAAATAACCAAGATCAAAATGAAATGTATGAGGAGCAACAATTTGACCAAAATCAATCTCAAGATTTCCAATCAGAAACTCAACAAACAACCCCTCGTAAAAGTAGCAAAAAGAAAAAAGACGGTAATAAGCGTTTTGATACAATGGCTGTTAATTTGGCCCAACGAATTAAAGAAAGAGATGAAGCACTTGAGCGAGCCCTCTACTTGGAACAAGAGCTTATCCGTGAAAAAGAAGCGCGATTAGGAATTACCCATACAGCTTATGATAGACAAGTTGATCAAATTACAGACTTATTGATTGGTGCTCGAAGAGACGGTGATTTCGAAGCTGAGAAAGCTTATACAAAAGCTTTATCAGAAGCACAAGCCGCTAAGAATAAAGTGCAAGAAAATCAAAGAATCTTACAAGACCAATTAATTGAGCAAGAAAGAATTTCTTCTCAAAAAGCTTCTCCTGCTTCCCCTGTTCTTCAAGAATTATTTGATAAGAGAGAATTAACTCGTTTAGATGCAGACGATGCAGAGGGTTTAATGGATTGGCTGGCTCGTAATCCTGCTTGTAATCCTAATTCACCTGATTTTGATGAAGAGTATGCTGGTGAAGTTGCAAAAATTAAAAAAGCTTTTACAAAGACTTATATTAGATCTGGTGAGAGTAATTTAATTGGAGAAAATGAATATTATCACGAATTAGATCAAATACTGGATCACCAATTTGGTCGAAGAGGAAATAACAAAATGACACAAGATCCAAGAATGATGCCTCCAGCTCCAAATTATAGCCCACAACAGCAACAGAATCAATATGGGCCTAATCCCAATTATCAAAGAGGATATGCTGGCACTCCTCCGCCTAATTCTCAATATCCTTATCAACAACCTCAGTATGGATATCCTCAACAAAATTATGCTCCACAACCGCAGCAAACCAATATGCCGCGCATGTATACAGTTCCTATTGGAAATAATCCTCCTGTATCTAGGGTTAATCGTGCAGGTTATGGGAATGGTACCACTTATGGCGCTCCTCAGTACTTACCTCAATTGGATGCCGTTCATAGGGAAATAGCGATGCGAATTCCCTATACAGATGCCCAAGGTAATACCATTACTGATCCCAATCAAAGAATCAGACTGTATCAACAAGATTTAGCAAATGAACAAGGTTCAGGAGGTAATTATGGCTACTAGGAAGAAAAAGGAAATGCCTGCGGAAATAAAGAAAATGGCTAAAGTAGCAGGCGAAATGTTTACAGCTCAAAGTAAGCAAAGTGATAGTTCTTTACCATTTGGTGAATTTGCAGAAATGACAAAAGGATTTGAGCCTCGGTCAAGAATGGCAGATACCAGAGAAGCTAATACGCGTGAGAAAGAAGAGTTTATTCAATATTATTCTCAACGCCTTGCACGTCAATCAACAGATAGATTAAATGTAGCTCCTGAACATATTCCTGTTGGAATGTCTTTTATGTGGGCCCGTAAATACTGTAGGGGTCAGTATGATGGACCTAATATGAGAAGAATTCAAGATAGCGGATGGAGATTAGCTACCCCTGATCAAATGCCAGCATATGCTTATCATGATGATCTTGGTGGGCTTAAAGATGATGCTGGTGATATAGAAAATGGGGGTCTGGTTGCTGTATTGCGCTATGAAGAACTTACAAAACGTGAATTAGAAATAAAAAGTAAAGAATCTAAGGCGCAAAATAATGCAATTAACCATAATATGAAGACAGTAGCCGGGGATTTACATCCTTTCTCACAGAATTCTAGAATTAACCCTAATGATCCTTTCCAATTTGCTGAACAATCTTTGATTAATACGCCTACAGGACAAGATTTTAGAAGAAGCTTTAGCTCTTAATGGCTCGAAATACCATAACATCTGACGAAGTGATGTCTCTTCTAGGCATAGATACGACATCCCTTCGAAAGTTGCGAAAGCAAAAGAAAATTCCTTTTATAAAAAGCAATAAGAAATATTTTTATAAGGCCGCTGATATTATGAAATATAAGAGAGTTTTAGCATTAGAAGCTAAATCTATTCATTCCTATCCTGCTGCTGAAGTGCTTAAATGGCCTGTCCATCCTGCAGGTTATGTAAGAAAGATCCTACGTGAAGCACGAATCACTCTTTCCCCTCAATAATGTCTTAAATTTCGATAATTAATATTGTAAATTACGATATTAAGATGATATTATAATAAATGCATTACTCGGTCCTTAATAGGACTTGTCCCATTCCTTGTTAGACCCATTGAATGGTTTCTCGCTATAAGCGATGTCTGCACGGTCGATACTTTTGATTTAACTTCAATTTTATTGATGAGGCTTCGTTTATGGCAAATATTCTCTCTCCTTACGGCTTTGCACGTGTTGACAAAGTGGGCGGTAAGGACAAACAATTCACATTTAAATTTCCGTTGCAATGCAACGCAGGAGGATCTTCAACCTTATCTTCAAGCTTGGCTGCTGGAGACGCAGTTGCATTCGGTGCTGTCAGTGGTGGCGCAGGTCAAATACAACCATTAATACCTTATAGTGGTACTTCAGCTCCTGTTCCTGCACAAATTCCATTGGGTATTTTTGTAGGTGTTAAATATACAGATCTACAAGGAAATTTGATCAATTCACAACTTTGGGTAGCAAATACGCAAGTTAAACCAGGGACCGTTCCTGTTGCGATTATTGATTGTGATCCACAATCTGTTTATGCAGTTCAATTAAGTGGTCCAATTACAGCGGCTCAAACAAATAGTGTATATAGCGCAGCTGGTTTAAATGCAAACATGCTAAGCAACTCAGTAGGACCTAATATAAATATTAAGTCTTCTATTATGAGTTTAAATGTTGCTTCTCTTGCATTAGCTTCAGGCGCTTCTAATGCGACTTCTAATTACTATCAATTCAAGATTCTTGGTTTGGCAAACATGCCTTCAACAGATCCAAATAACTCTTGGCAAGATCAATATCCAAACGTTGTTGGCGTTTTCAACAATCATGTGTTGAAAGCCGGAACACTTAGCGTGTCAAATTAGAGGAATATATTAAATGAACAGTACATTAATTACAGCGGCAAATTTGCCGAACTATCTCATACCTGGCGTACGCGGGATTATGGGTTATTACGAACAATATCCTACTGAATGGAAACAATTCTTCACAATCCTAGCATCTATAAAGAATGCCGAAGTTGATTTAGAAAACACAACTCTAAATGCAGCTGCACGATTCGGTGAAGGCGAAGATATTCCACTCGGAATGATGAAAGAACTCTTCAAGACAATTTCACAGATCTACCAATATGGTGTTGGTTTTACCATTACAGCGATTGCAATTGAAGACAACCTATATCCTGATCAATTCCCTAAGGGAATGCTTGGTATTCGTGAAAACCTACAGATTCAATCTGAATTTGAAGCGATTGCGTTGTTTGACAATGCATTTTCTACAGCAAATCCAGAATATGTATTGGGTTCAGGTTCTTCAATGTGCTCAACCACGCAGCCTTTGGCGAATGGTCAAACATTTTCAAACCAAATTCAAACATCTCAATTGAATGAAACATCTGCTCAACAAATGGTTATTACAACTAACTATTTCAAAGATGCTTCTGGTTTGCCACGTAGATTTATCGCACAAAAGTACCTTGTGGGTATTGATAACCAGTTTGCTGTTGATATTCTTGCAGGTTCATCTTATGCACCTTCAAACACAACAAACTCCATCAACCCATTGAATTATTCAAACTATTATCCTGGTGGATTCATTATTAGCCACTATATGACTAATACGTTTAATTTCTTTGCGTTGACAAACTATAAGGAAGGTTTGGTTCATTATCGTCGTAAATCTCTTGAGATTCAGATGACAACAGACCAAGCGAACCGTAACCTGGCCGTTTATGGAAACCTACGTTATCGCAATCGTTGCCTTAACGCAAGAGCTGTAGTCGGTTGCCAAAGCTTCGGTTAAGGGAGATTCAACTATGGGAACTCCCTTAACAAAAACAATTCCACAGAATACCTCATATATCCAAAACGGTATTCGTGTGGATACAAACGAAGTTAGTAACAATCTAGGGTTTGGTGTTCAACAGCCTACATTATGTTTGTATAACTTGGTGCCTTTAATTGCTAGTGCAGCATTGATTTGTCCATCAAACACTGTACCTGCTAGTGGGGCATTAACTTTAAGAGCTAATGCAAGCACTAATGGATTAGGTGGACTTGGTGTAACATTGGATTGCAATAGAGCTGTTTCTGTTTACCTTACTTGGGTAAATGGGGGCTCTGCTGCAACAACTTTCACATCTGCTGCAACAGTAACTTGTAATGGTTATGATGATCGTGGCGTGCCTTTGTCCTCAGTGATTAATTTCACAACTGGTCAGGCTTTAGGAACTGGAACATTATTTGTTGCTACTTTCCCTAAAATGTACTCCAGAGTGACTTCTGTAACATGGAATGGTGGTACGACTGTAACAATTTCTGCTGCTCCTGTGACTATGAATGCAAGCGTTGGCACCGGCTCATCGGCAAGTTCTATTAAAAATATTGTAGGAACAGCATTAGGTATTACAACTCCTCAAACGAATGCGCCTGGTGGTATTGATGCTTTTGGTCTCCCTTATTTTTGTCCTTATCGTCAATATGTGTTAAGTGCAACATGGGGAAATGCAAATACAGTTAGTGTTTCAGGATCTCCTCAAGCAACTATGCCTAATTTGTATTCTATTCCGATTATAACTTTTGGATCCGGCGCATCTACTACTGGTGGTTTTGTTCCTGGATATCAGTTTAATCCATTAGGTGCAACAGGGGCTCCAGCTTTACCAAGTACAACATCTACAGATGCCAGAGGTTATGTATTTACGCCTACTTCATCTAATGGACCTATGAATACATCCCCTACAGGAACTCAATTGTATGGGCAACCTGCATTTAATACATCGGATGGTATATACAATGGTGCCGGCTACAATATGCTGTCAGTATTGTTCTATGCATATGGTGCAGATAGTTACGTGCAATCTCAGTTAACCAATGGTGTCGCTTCTGCTCAGATGCAGACGTTAATCTTTGGACCGACAAATCCTTACATTGGATATGGATCAACCACACCTTCAGCTCAACCAAGTCAATTATATGACAGAGATGAAGTTGGTCTCCAAAATTCCACACCAGGAGTATAAATAAATGAGTAGGCCATATCGGATTAATTGGGTAGCATCAAATCCTACAGGATTAGGTGCAGCACAGACATATACAGCTAATTCTGCATTAATATTGAATGCTACTACAGCTAATATGGCTTACCCTTCTAATGAGAATAGTCCGCCATGGCCTGCTGCTTATCCTGCTTATTATACAGTTCCTGCAACTGTCACAACAGCTGCTCAACCAGGAACTGCAATACCTCAAAGTGTGGCCCCAAATGTGCCTCAAGTTGGTTTATATGGACCTATTAATTATAATGGGGTAATGCCTCAAGATAATGTCAGAATCGTGACTTTAACAGGATCTGGTGGCGTAAGTTCTGCTTCTGTTAACTTTTCTATTTATGGTCTTGATGAAACAGGGATGTTTATTCAAGAAAGTGTTCAAAGTGGTCAAGCTATTGCAGGTCCAGCTTCAGGATCTACAGTTAGTTTCCGTCGTCACTATTATAAGATTTTAGCTATTATACCAAGTGCAAATGCCCCTACAAATGCTCTTGTTTCTGTTGGTTGGGGTGGAATTGGTTATACGGTTCCCTTCCAGGCCGATTATTGGCGTAAGCAAATGCAAATGTCTTTTGCAATTGAGAATTATGTTGCTGGAACTACAAGTGGCGTTAGTTTGTCTGTTTTACCTGAAATAACCAATGATCAGGGGCAATTATTCCAAAAGGGATATATGGTTCCTCAGCCGCAAAAGTGGTTTGTTATGCCAGGTGTTTTGGATGAATTTACTGTCACTGATAGCAGTCATCCTCCTCAATCTGGTCAAGGACAATTAATAATTGCTCCTACAGATGCAACACCTGCAACTCCAACATTAGGACCTTCTAATCCTATTACTCAAGATATGTCATGGTCTCTTAGATCATACCCAATCGTTGGTGCAAGAGTTTTAGTAAATGATGCAACGTTCGTAGAACCATCTACTGGTTATCCGGCTGGCAACATGAATCAAGCTGGAACCTTCACTTTCGTTGTTATTCAACAAGGAGGCAGATAATGGTTTCTAGAATTATGCGTGATATTAGAGAAGGTAAAGCTCAAGGAATGGTTAATAGAGCCAATGGTGGATCTATTAACATAAAGCCAGCCAATAAAGGCAAGCTACATGCTGAATTAGGCGTTCCACAAGGTAAGAAAATCCCTTTAAGTAAGCTTGAAGCTGCTGAGCATAGTGGTAATGAGACATTACGTAAACGTGCTCAATTTGCTGAAAATGCCCGTCATTTTAATCATAGATAGGTAGATCCATGATATGGGCACAAGTAATTCTTATTCATTTCAAAATATAACGGTTGATAGAGTCATTAATGATGCTTATCAACGTATAGGTATTGTAAATGCTCTTGTAAATGGTATCTACTATGAGGCTGCTCGTACTTCAGGAAACTTCTTATTATCCAGTTGGGTCAATGAAGGCTTAAACCTATTTACCGTAGAACAGAATATCATCCCTATTGTAAATGGGGTATCATCTTATGTTTTGCCTGCCAATACATCTAAGCTTCTTGAATGCAAGTTAAGCAATTCTAATCGCAAATTAAATGGTACACCAAATGCAAGTAGTGGTACTGCTGCTTCTGCTTTTGATGGAAACGTAAACACTTCATGTGCTCAAACTGCACCAAATGGAACAATTGGCTATGTTTACTCCACAGGAACCCCTATTAATTATGTGGGCATTCTTTCTGCTGTTACTTCTATATATAGTATTAGCATTGAGTGTTCTTATCTAGCCAGTCCATCAAGTGCTGATTGGATTACAGTTTATAATATTCCAGCTCAGATTTATCGTTTTGGAAATCCTCTCTTTGTTGCGCTTCCTTATACACCAAATGCCCTTTCATGGCGTATTCGTGAATCTGGAGGGGCAACTCTTAATATAGCAGAGCTGTACTTCCAGATTCCTTTTATTTCAATTCCTATGAGACCGGTTGGAAGAGACCAATATTTTGGTTATCCAACGAATAATAAATCAGGGAATCCTACCCTCTATTACGTTAATAGAATCAATCCTCCTGTCTTTAATGTTTGGCCAATGCCAATGACAGGGGATTATGACATGTTTGTTTATAACAGAGTTCGTTATATCCAAGACTTGGGTGCTTATATCAATGACATTGATACCATTCCTGCTTTCTTGGAAGCATTAACAGCTGGATTAGCCGTTAAATTGGCTGAGAAATTTAAACCTGAGCTTCTTCCTGATCTAAGACAGGCATCCGATACAGCTTATCTAAAAGCTGGTCGTGAAAATACTGAAAACGTTGATCTTCAAGTCTATATGAGTCAGGAGCATCAATAATGAGTAGAAATCAAGGACGTATACCTTATGTTGATCCATTAGATCCCCAAAGCTGGGGCCGTGATGATATTACAGGTTTGCCTGTTATGCATCCTGATCTGGTCAAATATTATGAATATATGGGAACTGGTCTACAATGGACTGGGTTTATGACTCATTATAAGGATGTGGATCAACCTAATCCTCAATTGATTCCACCGAATTTACCGGTAGATCCTATTCCAATTCAAAATCCACGCTACTTAATACTAGCTCAGACACCTCCTGTTCCTGTGAATATTGCCGTTCAAAATATAGCAGCTAACTCAGCTGAAATAACTTGGACAAATATTGAAGGAATTTCGTCTTACTCTGTTTTGTTAACAACTACATGGGGTTATTACAATGCTGAAATAGCAACGGAATCACCATATACGTTTACATTACTGGTACCAAATCAAACATATTTTGTACAGGTTGCTTCTCAATCTGCTCCAGCTGATGGGGGTGCTTTAAACACACCAACTCAGTCTGCATATAGTTTTCCAGCAATCTCGTTCAACACTTTAGGAGGATAATTTCATGGCATTTACTTCGAGTTCACAAATAGTATTAGGGGCTGCACCAGTCGGGGATACCATTTCGAATGCAGAGATCTTAACCGGCACATCTGGTGTTACAGTCGTTAATAATCCAGGTGGGTTAGCTACCGTTTCATTAACATCTGCAACCAATGCAGCAGGGTTAAATAGTATTGCCAGTGGTAGTACTCTTGGTCTGGTTTGTCTTACAGGTACAAATACATTTAATGCAAGAAGCATCGTTTCAGCTGGGAATACTATTGCTGTTACTCAAGGCGCTGGAACAACTGGAAATATAAATCTGGAGCAATCACCTTATAAAACCAATCAATTATTGGATGTGTATGAGGCTGGTACTGGCAAACAAACTGGTGCTGCAATTAACTTTCTTCCTGGTAACAATGTCGGTGTGAATGTTGAAGCTGGACCTACTATTGGCGGTCAATCAAGCGTTAATGTAACAATCAATAGCGTTCAAGATCCAACTACAGGTATTACAGCTCCTTGGTTAAGTCTTACAAGTCGTAATGGATCTACAGGAAATACCATTGATATCTCAGGTTCAGGAACTGGACCAATACAGATGGGTAATAATCAATTATTAGGTGTTCAAGCGATTTCAACCTCATCCGCTACTGAAGCTCCGGCTTCTGTGCCAGCCACTGGATGGAATTTATTTGGCGGAACAGCAGGACCAGATGGTGCAAGTGGTGTGCCTTGTTTCCAAGTCCATGAGATAAATGAGGGTGCTACAGGATGGGTTCCTTTAGTTAATGCTTCCGAAGAAGGCCCGTCAGGAACAGGAAATGCAATACCTGTGGGTGCTAACCAGATCATGTATTCAAATGGCACTGGAATGTTTGATATATGTCCTGCTTCTACAACGCCTAACTATGTTTTTCAAATCAACTCCTCTGGCAAACCCATATGGAATGCTGTGCCGGCTGGATCTTCATTGTTTGCTTTCTCCGCATTGCAGGAAGATGACACCCCATTTAATGCAGTAAGTTCAACGGCTTATATCACCCCATATTTAGATAGTGGAAATCCATTTATCATTAACCTGCCTGCAGAAGCTGCAAAAGGTGACCAAATTATTGTGGTCAATTTCAATGCATTAGATCCAGATACAGTCCAAGAAACACGCGTAGTTCCTTCGGCTTCGCAAAGCATTAGTTGGTATGCCGATTTCGTGACTGGTGAAGGTGATACCGAAGGTTATGCATCTCTTTCTGGATTGGGAGAAAGCTTAACTTTCTTATGTTTAGACAATGACTCAACGCAATGGACAATAATTGGATCAGATGGCTCTAGAAATGCCCTGGTTACAGTTTAAACCCCTTTTGATCCTTCCCTAGGAGGTGGGGATCAAAGAAAGAGGGGGGACGCCCCCTTTTTGAATAACAACAATGTTTAAAAAGGATAAATAAAATGGCTACTAAATTTAACAACGCAATTAACTCCCCATCCTTAGGTGGTTTTTCAACCGCTACAGTCAGTGGTGTGATTTTATCAAATGCTGATTCAACAGTTACAGCATCAGCTACATTCACAGGCGCAGGCGCAGACGGTAAGCTACTTATTGGTAGTGCTGTTGGTGCTCCAGCGGTTGCAAACCTAACAGCAGGTGCTGGTATTGCTATTACTAATGGAAATGGTTCTATCTCTATTTCTGCAACAGGTGCTGATACTTATTCTGTTGTTGCTGGGGATACAACAATAGCTGCTGGTGGTGCATATCTTGTAAATGCTTCAGGGCCAATTGTCTTTACTCTACCAAGCTCTGCATTCACTCAAGGACAAAGCTTTAGCATTCTTAGCACAGCTGTAAACACAGGTGGATGGTCTATTAAGGTTGCAACAGGTAATGCGGGACAACAAGTACAGGTTGGTAACGTTGTCAGCTTGAATACTCTTGATAACGCAACTGCTCTTTCTTCCACATCAAACGTCGGTGGAGACGGAGCAACATTTGTTTGTTCAGTAGACGCTGCTGTTGGTGCAGGTACATGGGTTGCGGCTAACACAATCGGTTCACTAAGCGTTGTTTACGCTTAAACGTTAAAAGTAGGGGTCTTTTTAGGCCCCTACACTCTAAAATTAGGGGTATAAAATGGCAACAAAATTTGGTAATGCAATAAATTCTACTGCATTAAGCAGTGTAGCAAATGGCACAGATGGTCAGCTTCTTATCGCTGCCACAAATAATCCTGCTGCATTTAATACATTAATAAGCACTACTTTATCCCAACAACCAACAGCAAATAATTTAACAGTAAATGTTATTCGATTAGCTACAGGTGGTAATGGATGGACTTCTGGAGCAACAACAGGTTCAGTTTCAGCAAATTCTGCTTATATTGTAACGGCTGCTGCTCAAACTTTAACTTTGCCGGCTGTTACGACTCAAGGCGATATCTTTTATATTTTCACGCAAGGTTCAGGTACAGCGGTTATTGATTATTCTACTAACATTAGGAATGGTGCTTTTTATTTCAATGGGACAGCTGCTGGTTCAAATCCAACTTTAGCTGCTAACAGTGCTTGTATCATTGTAGCAACTCAAACTGGTGCGACTAATCCTGTTTATCAAGTTATTTCAGTGAATGGGACTCTTAGCTAATGGCATTTGAATTCAATTATACAAGTCTCATTACCCAATTGGCCGAATGGACCAACAGGAATGATACTGTCTTTTTGAATCAATGCCCTATCTTTATTACATTGGCTGAACAGCTTTTATTCCAAGATTTTACCAGTCTTGGCAATGAGTCAGCTATGGTTGGTGAGTTTGCTCCTGGAAATGGTGTTATTCCTAAACCTGCTTTATGGGGTGATACTCTTACCTTTTCATATCTGGATTCATTGGGAAATATCACCATATTAAAGCGTGTTCCTTATGAATATGCACGTCAATATATTGATAATCCAAGTACACAGAATACTCAGGTAACGCCTCTTTATTATACAGATTATGGCTTTAATAACTGGTTAGTTGTTCCAAGCCCACAAGAAGCATTTAAGTTTGAGGTTATTTATCTTAACAAAGTTACGCCATTAGCTGCTAGTCAACCTACAAACTGGGAAACACAAAATGCTTATGATTTACTGTTTGCTGCTTGCCTTATTTATGCTTATCAGTATCTGACCAATTCTGCCTTAGAACAACAATGGCAACAAACTTATACACAACGACTCCAAGCTTACATTCTTTACGACAAGAATCGTAAGACCGATCGTAATGTTAATGCATTAAAGGATTAAGATATGAGCTTTGGTGGATTTGTAGATGAGTTTTCAAATAGCCCGATTCAGGTTGCTTACCCAAGTAATCTGGAAATAGCTAATAGTGATTTTATTGATAATGACGGGATCGTTCGATTGGAATGGGCCGGCATTAATCCAAATACATCTTATCCTTTGTCTCAGCAAGTTATTGTCACAAGCAATGAAGGTGTGAATAATAAGATATTCTTGCCGAATGCAACACAGGCTTCTATTTCACAAAGTTCTATCTTCTTAAATCAATGTACTTTAGGAACTGCACCATCCAGCAATTCTTATATAGTTTGTGATTATACGGGATCACCTTTATTTACTGTTACTGCAAGCACCACAACTGCTGATAATTTACCGAATTGGTATTGTTTTTTAGCTGATAATTCAACACCTGCGGGTACATGGGTTTATTATCCTCAAAGTGGAGCAGCAGGAAGTGGGGGTGCTACAGCTGCTCAATTAGTAGGTAATGGTTATGGGCTGAGATCTGAAGTCGATCCTCTTGGTACAAGCTCTATTATAACTGTGGCAAGTAAAGTTGTGTTAGCGACAACTACTTATACAGTAAGCGCTAGTGATCTTGGTCATATGCTTTTGTTTACAGGGGGAGGGTCAACTCTTAATTTGCCTGCAGTACAAGATTCAGGGCCTGTTGCTATAGGAAACGGATTTACCTTTTTAGTATCTAACATAGGTGTAGGTTCGATAGCTGTTATTCAAACTGCTGGCGAGCAAATCAATGGTTCAACATCCAACTTTGTTATTTCACCTGGGCAATCAGGTACTTTTACAAGTAATGGAGGAGAAACTGGATCCGGTGGCTTATCAGGACCAGGTTGGTTCACTACAGGTTTTGCTCCTGTATTAGGCGGCGATACAACTATTGCTGCAATACCAGTTAATACCTCAGTCAATCCTGTTGTAGTGCCATCAAGTCAATATTCCAAAGATATCCAAAAATTCATTCCAGGAACTGCTACAGCACAAACTACCTTTCTTTATCCACAGACTCTTAATAAATATATTATGTGGAACACAACTAATTACCCAGTGAGAGTTGGGGTGAATAATGGAGCGGGAACTCCTGGATTAGTTGGTAATAATTATGTTCTAAATGAAGGCGATATAATTTCAGTTTATACTGCGCGCAATCCTCAGAATACGGCAACTGATATGTTTCCTATTGCAGTGAACTTTCTTGCAGCCCCTGGATCTGAAAATGATCCTTCTTATGGATTCTCTCAATTTGATTCTGTCACAGGTTTAATTGGCCCTACTTCAAGTGGTTTTTGGTGGGATAATTCAGCTTCACAAGTTAATGTAAGTGTGCAAAATCAATTAATAGGTGGATGGAGCCCTTTAGGAACTATTAGTGATTTTCCTTTTTTATCTAATTTTACTTCATCAGCATCTAATGTTGGATATGGTTTCAAATCAGCTCTAACTTCTACTAATGCTGATACAGGCATGTATCTAGCTGCGACTTCTCCACGGACTTTAGGTTTAAGTGCTGGAAGTACGGCAGGTATTACAATTACACCATCAGCTGTTGATATTTTATTGCCGGTGTCTTTTTCTCAACCCATTCGAGAAATAAATGGTACTGCAAGCGCACCTTCTTATTCATTCACAAATGCCACAGATACTGGTTTGTTTCTGCAAAATGCAGGTGCTGGTGCTCATACCTTTGGTTTATCGGCAGGAGGAACACCATTAATTTTTGGATTAGCTTCGACACCATCTGTTGCTCCTAATTTAGTAACTATATTCCCTGTCGCAAGCGCAAATCCGAATCCAAATACGCTTAATATCATGGCAGGCACAGATGCTGTTGGCGTGATTAATATGCAAACTTTGGGTGGCATTTTAAATATAGGAACCTCCAACGGCAATGGAGGCAATACGATCAACATAGGTTTGATCAACGGTTCATCTACAGCCACATTTAATATTAGTGGCACAATGAATTTTTATACACCATTTACAACAAATATAGGCACAATTGTTAACGCAGTTGGTATATATGCATCAAATGGTACTGCTTCTCTACCTTCGCTTACATTCAAAAGCACTCAAGACACGGGAATGTTTTTGCAAAACGCTACAGCGGGTAGTCACACATTAGGATTGACCGCAGGGGGCGTATTAAATTCCGTATTTAGTGCAACAAGTACTGCTATTCTTAATTCAGGAACTGGCAATACAGTTAATATGTTCACAGCGACAGGGGCTACTGGTACCTTTACAATTGGAAACTCAGGAACACCAATTTCAAACCTTATTTTATACGGTGATCTTAGTGTCAGTGGAACAATTGATTTTACAGGCCCACTTCTTCTTGGTAATGGATCAGCTACTAATCCAACCTATTCATTTGATAATTCTACTAATACCGGAATGTATTTACAAGGTGTTGGACAATTAGGATTGACCGCAGGGGGCGTATTAAATTCCGTATTTAGTGCAACAAGTACTGCTATTCTTAATTCAGGAACTGGCAATACAGTTAATATGTTCACAGCGACAGGGGCTACTGGTACCTTTACAATTGGAAACTCAGGAACACCAATTTCAAACCTTATTTTATACGGTGATCTTAGTGTCAGTGGAACAATTGATTTTACAGGCCCACTTCTTCTTGGTAATGGATCAGCTACTAATCCAACCTATTCATTTGATAATTCTACTAATACCGGAATGTATTTACAAGGTGTTGGACAATTAGGATTCACTGCCGGGGGAATAGTTGGCTTAACTCTTGATAATAATAGTATCAATACCACCTTATCTATTCTTGCTATCAATGGTACAACTAGTTCTTCATCTTATTCCTTTGGTAATAACCAAGCCATTGGAATGTATATAAAGAGTGACACAGGTCCTTTAGCATTCACTTTTCCTAATTCAGGAGGAGCTCCAACTGATCAGTTAACTATATCCAATACAGCAGCAACCTTTACTCCTCCGGTGTCCGTTCCTATTAATAATGGAACAGCAGAAACTCCTGGTCTTTATTTTGGTGGAACCACTAATACTGGTTTTGGTGTGGTTGCAGATGAAGAAGATACTGTCATTTGGTATTCAAATGGGTACCAACTTTGTAACGGAAATACCAATGGCACTACAGGACAATTTCAATTTGATGTACCTGTAAGTTTATTGAATGCTGGAAGTCTTACCACACCTGCTTTAAATTTTAATTATCAAATAGGGGAAGATGGTTCTAGGACTGGTCTTTATTTAAAGCAGAACCAAGCAACGGGCACTGGTTCCCAGGTAAGTATTTCCTGTGCAGCCGGTGCAACAGCTGCTACTGGTGTTGATGCAGCAGTCTTTAGTCCAAATGGTATAGAGAGTTTAGCTAAACCTTTAGTTTTAGCTCAAGGTGGAACTGCTGAAGGTATAACAACAGGTGCTTTCTGGCCTGCAGAACCTGGATATGCCTTGATCAGCGGAGCGAATGGCTCTACTGCCCCTAGCTGGGATGCGACTGCATTAGGTGGTTCGATACAAGCTACTTATTCGACCGCAAAATATCAAGCAGGTGACGATACCTGGCATGATATACAAAATATCTTTCAAGGGGCAATTTCTTCTGAGAGTTGTTTTTTTGTTAGTGGAAACCTATGGGTATATTCTGCTGGTGCTTCTACTTATTTTAGAATTCAAAGAACTGTTGTTCACAATGGTGTTCCTACAGTTGATATAGTCTTTACTTCTCTAGTAACAAGTCCTGCATCTCCAATAGGAGACTGTTCTTTCACCAATCCAGCAGGTTCTTATAATAATCTTAGTTATAATTTCTTTGATGATGAAAGCCCTCGTCCATGGGTGGCAGACGATTCTATAAATTACACGCTTCAATGGCTGGTTCCAACAGGAGGCACAGCTACTTTAAATACTAATGCAGCTAGTGGAGTAGGCACAGACTTTGGAATAAGCTCATTTTCTATACTGGAAGTTTGCAGGAGTTCCCTATGACCAAATTTAAATGGAATGTACAAGCTCAACCTGCATGCACTAGAGACACAACAGCTCTTGATAGTGATGGTTTCTTCAGTACCATATGGACACGTTTCTATGATGGTAAACCTAAGAAAATAGGTGGCTATCAGCTTTTATCCACAGGAGCTTACACACCTTTTTCTGATAATCCTCCCACATCTGCAAGTGTTCCACAAATTGTAAGAGATATGTATATAGCCACCTTAACAGGAGGTCAATCTCTATTATTTATGGGAACATCTGATCAATTACTTATGGTGACATTTGATTCTGAAGGCCATGTAATTGATATAGTTGATAGAACGCCTAGTGAAGCAGATGGATTTGTTCCTAGCTCTAACAATAGTTGGTCATTTGCTGAAGTTTCTTATAACGATGTTTGTCCCTCTGATCCTGATGCAGGATTAACAACTTATATTTTGGCAGTTGCTACACCTAATTTGAATGATATTACTTCAGCCGTACAATGTGTTGTTTTTTATGGTGTTACTAATGATCCAGCCGCTTTAAAGCCTGTTATTACTGGATACACTGTTGTGGAGGAGGTTAATACTCCAACCCCACTCACTACCGCAGGTGGTGTTACCGTTATTGGAAATACCATCATGGTTTATGATGTGAAAGGACAAATCTTCTGGAATGATGGTTATCATGTTTCTTTAGGTCTTAATGGACCAGATGCAGACAATGCAACTTATTATATTCCTACCAACCCTTCAGCACCAAATTACACAGCTCCTGAAACAGCTATATCGTGTCCTTTAGATCCTGAGAATACACCAGATTATGGAGTTACACTTGAAGTATGGCCTTGGACTAACGTTGAAATTATAGGTGTTTCTAATTTCGTGTTTGGTGCACCTGTACGTAATGGAGATACACTGGGCGGATTATTCTGGGGTGTAAATGGGTGTGTTAAGGGCACTTATTTGGGGCGAGCAGAATCCGGTCAACCGCAATTTGATTTCTCAATTATATCTTATAACACTAGCTTATTAAGCAGCAGTGCAGTTGTTTATTTTGATCCATATTTCTATTGGATTGGTAAGGATAGCTTCTGGCTCTACAATGGAACAGTCCAAGAATTACCGAATACAGACAATAAGATTTGGTTCTTTAATAATATTAACAAATCTACAAATAATTATACTTTTGGTTTCCCTATTCCAAAGTATGGTGAAGTCTGGTGGGGATTCTGCAATATGAATGACACAAGTAATACAGATATTAACTGGGCATTAATCCTCAATAGAGATAGTCAACGATGGTTTGATACTTCTAATTTCTATAGAGCTTGTGGAGTTAATGATTCAACCATATTCCCATATCCTATTTTGGCAGCAAATCAATTAGAAACAATTCCTGTTGGCATTCCATCTTATCCTATTTGGCAACATGAAACAGGCGTTAATAAAGTCATTTATGATCAAGCGCAAGCCATTACAGCATCATTTCAGTATTCATACGTAAGTAATCCTGATGGAGTAACCTTAGTTGCTGATGATTTGATCTTAGATCTAAATCAAGTTGGACAAATGTCTGTTCAATTTACCTTAGAAGGTTATCCAAGAACCAATCCTGTTTTATCTCCGAATACCTATAATTTTACGCCTACAACACAGCATTTAACCATGCGTGAAAAGGGTAATCTTATGAGCCTGATTTTTACTAGTAATGACATTGATGGCGATTTCTTGATGGGTCGTTCCAAGCTTGTTTTGACTACACATGAAGATGAAAGACCAGGTCCAGTTGATCCTGATCCATTACAGCAGGCGAATGTACAACAAGTCGTAGATGACATTGCTAATTCCAGATTAAGGGGGATTTCATGAGCTTAATGACTTCACCAAGCTTACCGGGAAATTTCACTTTTGAGCAATGGGCTAATGATCTGAATAACACATTGGGAGGAAAGGCTGTGCCTGTTCCTTCAAAAGACCCTGCTAAGTGGAGAGACTGGGTTTATCAATTCATTTCATCGAATGCAAATGTTTCCATAACATTGCCAACTCAATTTCTTTTTCCAACCGATGATGATTGGCGCAAATGGGCCTATTTCTTCATCACAGATATTAACAACGCAAGGAGCAACTAATTATGAATTATCAAATGCCGATGCAGCAACCTATGCCAGGTCAAGCACAGCCTCAAGTAGCTCCACAATATTCAACGCCACCAACTGCGCCTGGGTCATATCCTATGCCAATGACACAGTCATCAAGTGGGCAACAGCAACCGCAGCAACAATCTAACCCAACACAAACACAGCCAATCGGAATGTATAACGGAGGAGGAGTCCCAAAAATGTTTAATCAAACACAAATGAATCCAGGCCCATTTTCTCGTCAACCTAGTATGCCTCCTCATATTCAGCAAATGAATCAGAAGATGCAACAAATGGGTCACCCTGATGGTGGGATGATGGGAAAGAATATGCCAAGAGGAATGACAGTACAGAACATGCCAAGAATGGGTAATGGCGATCCAAGATATATGTATGCAGAAGGTGGCTCAACAGTTATGGGAATGCCAAAACCAAAAGGTGGTTTTGTTCTAGCGCACTTTAGCAAGAGCGAACTTCCTGCTTTAGATGAAGCACAAGGTAAGACAACTTATTTACCTGGCACTAACATTCGGCATTATAAGGGTCTTGAGCATGATATGAAGAATAATCATGACTTCGCCTCACATATTCATGAGGGTGTTCGTCATCTATTTGAAGGCGGTCAAATCCACCAAATACGCGATAAAGTGGCTCATATGAAACATATGGGTGAACATGGTGATAATGAAATGGCTTTGATTGGTCCTCATACAAAAGCTGTTTTAGATCATATGGCTGGCGGTGGATCTATTAATCCACATACAGGTCATCCTGAATATTGGTCATTAGGTGGAATTCTAGGTGGACTTGGCAAAGCTGCTGGTCATGTTAAGAAATTTTTACCAGCTGCTACTGGTATGATGAATATGATGCCTGGTGGTGGTGGTAAATTTGGCCAATTCATGAATGCAGCTAATGGCATGATGCAAGGTCAAGGCGGCGGTATGGGTGACATGATGTCAAAGATACCTGGTGGTGGATTCATGCAAAAAGGTATGGACTTCTTCAATAACAATCCATATGGACAAGCTTTGAAAGGCATGGGTCAACATTTCATGGAAAATGATCCAAGAGCTCAACAGATGAAACAACGTTTCCAACAAGGCATGCAAGAATCAAATATGCCTGGTCGTGCTCAACAATTCATGAACTCACCTTTTGGTCGTAATGTAATGAATGCCGGTCGTACAGCTATGGATGCTTACCGTGGTGGTGAAGGTTTTGACCGTGCAGCTGCTCGTGGTGTGAGTAACTTTGCTCAGAACTTTGATAACCCATATGCACATATGGCACGTGGTATGGCTGACCAATATAGCATGCCTGATCAAATGGGTGGTGGACGTGGCAATATTGGCCGTGCAGCTGCTCGTGGTATGGACTATGCAAGCCGAGGATCTAGTAACCCTTATGCTCAAATGGGTGGTATGATGGCTAATATGTATGCGAATGGTCCTGATCAAGGATATGGCCAGGGTCAAGATGGTCAACAAGGCGGTGGTGGTTATAGCCAAGGTGGCTATGGTAATCCAGCTGGAATGGATCAAGATATGTGGGATCAACTATAAGGATCTATTAAATGCGTGAGTATAACGAATTATTTACAGCTCCTTTTGCAAAGAAATTTCTGGAAAGAGATTTTGAAGGGTTGAAGCAAGATGGATTTACTCCTGCTGATATTCTGCTTTTAGATATCAGAAAAGATGAAAATCCATTGCTTCGTGCTCGTTTGAAACAGGGTATAGGTAAGCCTTTATCCACGCATGAAAGACAAGAAGTTATAACCCATGTAACGCCTCCTGATGCATTACATCAATCTGAAGAGGCTCATTATACTCCTGAAGGAATAGAGGCTCTTAAGGGATCGATTGCAGCAATGCAGGCGGAAGCTATGGAGTTATTACAGCATGATGATAAGACACATCATTCCCGTCATTCTGCGCATCATGGACATCATCATTCTTGGGAACCTAGAGAACCTGGGGAGCCTCGTTTTGCACAAAGAGAACCTGGGGAGCCTCGTTTTGCACAAGGAGGTGCTGTTATGCAATCTTTACAAGAACAGCAAGCTGCTAATGGCTTTGGTTTGGGGGAAAATAAGCCTCAACCTGATCCTGCACAGCAAGATCAACAACAGCCTCAGCAAAAGAAAAAAGGGGGCAAAGTGAATGCATTAAAATTTGATAAAGGCTCAGACTTAAAGCCAATTCATGTGTCAGAGAACGAAGTTAAGTATTTCAATTTCCTGCAACATGGTCAACAAGTTGATCCAGAAACTGGATTACGTATGTATCCTGAAATGTCCAAGATTTTCAAGAACAAAGAAGTTAAAAATGAATTTATTCATGCAGCTAGTGTTTTAAAACAAGAAGGGCAGATTCCTCCTGAAATCCAAGCTCAAGTAGAACAATTGCATCAAGAAGAGAATATCGATCAATATACACAGCCTATCCCAAGTGATGATGATCCTGATATCCAAAAGCTTGTTGCTACGTCTCCTTTTCCAACAGATAAGTATATTGTTCTTATGCCATCTGATGTTGTGACATTTATGGATCAATTAAAAGGAAGTGTTGAACAAGATGCATCGTATCATATGGAGGCTTTCGGCCTTTTTGATGAGATTGTAAGAATAGCAGGAACATTGGGTGGAGCTTATTTAGGTGGCCCTATGGGGGCTGCTCTTGGTAATATGGCTGGTCATGTGGCAACTGGAAATCGTAATCTTGGGGGTGTTGCTATGTCAGGCCTTAAGAATTATGGTTTAGCCAGTGCAGCTCAAGGTCTTGGTAATATGGCTGGATTAGGCGCTCAAGGGGGTATGTTTGGCGGTCAAGGCTATGGCTTTGAAGGAATGGCTGGATCTAAAATCCCAAAAGGGTGGGGCGGTAACGCAGCATCTGAATCTGCGGAAGAGAATCTTTTGAGACAAGCACGATCTTCTGCTGGATTGACGGGAAATAATTCTCCAAATCCAAGTAATTGGTCAGGAATGGCTCAATATCTTGCTCCTGCTGCCATGGTTGGTGCTGGATTGTATACAAATCATCAGTATTTAAAGAAACAGGAAGCTTATCGCAAGCACCAAGAAGAAAAGCAAGAACGCAAAGAAAAAGAACTGCGTAAACGCCTCGGTATGGATGACCCATTAGAAAATCCTCTTAATATTGATACACGTGACCTTTATACCAGGGATGCTGAAGCAAATGCACGTGTGAATGAAATTTCCAGAAGAAGACGAGAGCGTGAACATCATGCTAAAGGCGATCTTATAGGACGCCCGATTGTAGGTAAAGGAAAAGGTCAGGAAGATCTAATTAATGATGACCGTGTTAAGGAGGGTGGATGGATTTGGGATGCTAGTACCACAGCTAATTTAGGAGATGGCTCAACCAAAGCTGGTCAACAAGAAATCGAAAAGCTTGAGAAATTAGCAGTAAAAGGTGTTAAGGATCCTAAGAAATTTGAAGTCTTAGACCATGGTAAAAAACCAGGGAAAGTCCCTTGTGCTTTATCAGATGGAGAAAGATATACGCCTCCTCATGTTGTGACTTTAATTGGTAAGGGAAGTAATGAAAAAGGTGCTAATATATTAAGGAATATCACCAAAGAATTAAGAGTGATTAAGACATCGAATAAGACGGAATTACCTCCTCCTGCTCCCGATATTCTTCATTTATTAAGAAAGGCTCATCGTCATGCCTAATGATTTACCTACTAGTTTACCAGCTCATGAAGGTGTATTAACGGCTGGTGAATCACCTGCATCTACTGTTCAAGCTCGTAAAGCTTTACTTGAAAATGTAGGTCGTCTAGCTAATCAACCTTATCAGAAATATGATATTGTGGATATGGATGGGCAATTACGTCGTGTTTACGAGACGAGATTAGCTAAAAAACACAAGCATCATAAAGATGCTGAAGAACTTCTTACACAGCATGCGAATCCATTTGATCGTTCAAGAGAAACCCAACTTGAAAAGGAAACACGTAGGCGCCGCGAACAAGGAATGGCTGACGCTTTAGAGCTTCCTTCACGCAAACCTATTCACGAACAACATGAACGAGAAGCATCTTTACATGGCTCTCATCATGCAGGGAGATATAGACAGGGTATCAAAGCTGATTTAGAAGAACTTCTCAGTGATGTTAGGGATAAAGAGCTTAAGAAACAGAAAATATCTATCCAAAATAATCCAATGTTTAATCGACCAGGATCTCGTTTTTCTGGCCAAAAACAAGCTGCTTTAGAAAAAGCTGAACGCAAATCATCTAAGAATTATCAGAAGATGTTAGCAAAAGCAGAATTAAGTTTGCTTAAAGATTCTTATAACGCAGGTTTGCAAGAAAAAGGCTTAGCCACTCAAGCTTTTGCACGTAATGAAGCTCAAGATTATGCAAATAGACAAGAACGTCGACAAGCTATCATGGCTTCACAAGATTTAGCTCATCGGGATCGTGCAGATAAATTACAACATATCGGTTTATTGCATCAACTAGGAACAGCTGAAGAAGCTCGAGATCAGCAAGCGAAAGATATCCTTCATGGAGAATACGAAGAGCAACGAAAGCATCCATTTAATATGGCTGAATGGTATTCAAATATTTTACATGGCCATCCTGGGGCTGCTATGTATCATTCAATGAATCAAGGAACTGGTTCTCCTTATTTTGGTATTCAACAGGCATTAGGCAATTCGATGCTTGGTGTAGGCTCTCAAATGTTTAACCGTACCATGGGCGGCGCTTATGAACATCATGCTGATGGGGGAATAATTGGGCAAGCTTTATTTAATGGAGTTGCTAATCATACATCGCCTTACCAAGCTTTAAGAGATTTGTCTCGTCAACAACTCATGACAGGATTAATTCAAAACCAAGCTAATAAAAGGCAACAATATGCTACTGGTGGGGCTGTATCTCCTATTATGATGGGAGCTCAACAAGCAGCTGAATTTGCTCAGATCAAGAAGAATAAGCTTGATGAAGCGAATAGAATGAGACAAATGCAACAACAACCTATTGGTCATAGTATCTTTGAAGGAATTACATCTGGTTTGTCTCATACACCTGGATGGGGACATCAAGGGGCTATTATGGGCGAAGCCGTGAAAGGAAGACATGCAAGGCAAGCGGCTCATGAAGCTAGTCGTGAAAAAGCTTCTAAATTAGAAACAGAAGCACTTAAGCATGAAATGGAAATGCATAAAGCTAATCATCAAATGCTTATGGATGAAAGACGTGTTAAAGCTGATGAAAGAAGAGCAAGATTAGAAGAACGGAGGTTTCAATATGATACAGATAAGCTTGAGCTTGAAAAAGAAAAGTTAAAGGGAAAACTAGAATCTCTTTCTCCCCAAGATCAAAAAAGTGAAACCGACCTAAATAACAAAATTGAAGCCTTAACTGAAGCATATGGAGAACTGTTAACCATGGAAGAAATTCTTCCCGATGTTTACACAGGTTATAGTGCAAAATTACCATCAGTTGCTATTGATTATTTTGGTGGAACTAAAGGAAAACAAGGATTATTTGAAAAAGCTCAAGAAAGCGCAGTCCAAAATAGAGCTCGTGCTAAATTTGGAAACAACAGAATTCCAGTTGCTGAATTAGAATCAGCAAGGAAATCTAGCCCAAATCTAGGAATGGGACGTGCGGCAGCACAAATGACAATTGAGCAACAGAAAAAAGATTATAAAAGAAAATTAGATTCATTACTTAAGCAGAAAAAAACCCCATTCCCTGGAGATTTATCTATGTGGGAGGATAGATCAGAGAAATCTTCTCCTTCTAACAAGGAAAGATCTCAATCATCATCGATAGAACAAATGGCAAAATTGCCCATTAATCAAATAACAGAAATGGTAAAGACTGGTAAGTTAACTAAAGACGATTTAATTGCAATACGTAATTATCAGGCAGCACACTAATGGCTACATTAAATGAACTAGATAATTTAATCCAACAAATGGACAAGCCAAAAGAAACTGATTCTTCTTTAGGCAAAACTGCTGCTTCTTATGGAAGAACAATAGGAGGAGGGGTTGTTGGCGGAACATTAGATTTATTACAGTTACCTCAGACATTATATCATGCCTATAAAGGCACCGAAGGCCCAAAAAGTTATTCAGATCGAATTCGTGAGAAAATAGATGAAGTAACTGGTGGATATACAAAACCAGAAGAAGGGTCAACAGGTCACAAAGTAGCAGGTTTTATTTCTGAATTATTAGGACCAGGTGCCACAATTAAAAAAGGTGCAGGATTAGCTGCTAAAGGTGTTGGGCAAGCATCGAAAGCATATAAAACGCTAAAAAAAGTTGAACAAGCAAATAAATTAACACCAAAAAATATTGCAATTTTAGGTGGATCAACAGCAGGCGGTATGGCGGGTGCATCTTTGTTACCAGAAGAAAGAGAACGGGACTCCCTTTTAAACATTTTATATCCTTTATTGGGTTCCGTTGTAGGAGGAGCAACTGCTGGTAGATCTGTCTCAAGGCGTTTCCTAAACAAAACAGAAAAAGATGCATTGAATCTTGCTAAAGATGCCAAATCTGCACCCAAGTGGTCTAAAAGATTAGATATTGATCTAGATAAACTTCAAAAAGATCAAGCGTTAGGTATACAAGGAACGTTAGGTGATTATAGCAAAAGGAACTTCATTAAAACACATGAATTTTCCCAAAGACGTCATCCCACAGCTGGTAAATATTATCGAAATTTAGAAGAACAACAACTTGCAAAATATAAAGAACATTTTGGACTTGATCGCCCAGAAATTACTCCTTCTTTAGCTGGTGATTATATAAAAAAAGCTACTCAGGAAAGACAAACTGAACAATCTGCCCTTTTTGATAAATTATATAAGGAAATAAAAAAGGCTGTTCCCTCTGATGCTGTGATTGATGAATCATATGTAAAAGGTAAGGTTGGTTCTCATATATTTGAAGAGGTGAACAAATTATCGCCATCAGAGAAAATTGCAAAATTGGATGAATTAATTGCAACCCCATATTTAAAAAGATTAGCAAAAGCAGCAGCAGATATTTCTGGTGGAGAACACTTACAAGGTGTCCCCAATCATATAAAAGAATCAATAAAGAATCTTTCTTCTTCTGATCAAAAGGCTGTTTTAAAACAGTTAGGAATCAAATCAATTCCTTCCTCTCTTGAAGAATCTATAGGAGCAACAAAATATCATGATTTAAAATCAATTCATGAGTCCTTACGGGCTAAAACCAAATCTCAATTTGGGCTTATATCAGACAAGAATCCTGCTGGAGCTAAACATCTTAGTCATCAACTTGGTGATGTGGAAAATAGCTTTTTAGAAAACAAATTCCCTGAACTGTACAAAAAAAAGAAAAGCATAGACTCAAAATATGACCAATATAAAACCAAAGAAGTTCCTATAATTAATGATTTATTGGGATCAAAGATGAAAGAGGTTTCACCAGAAAGAGCTTTTCAGAAAGTTACAAATAAAGCGCACACAGAGCCTGCCTACCTGACACAAACCCAAGAGTATTTGTCACCTGCTGAAAATGAGGTTTTATCAATTGCTGCTATTAAAAAAAGAGGCAGCAAGGGACCTGAAGGAACAATCACAACAACTGGATTTGCAAAAGCATTTAATAGCCTAGATCCTAATGTTAAAAACATTTACTTATCAGGAATCAGTAACCGTAAGAGCTTTACAGATGCAATTGATAGCATTCTAAGTAGGAAAGCATTGCAAAACCTTGAGAATAATAGTGGAACGTCTCATTTCGAACAACATCATGGACTTTTGAAGCGAGGTGTGCATGCTGTAACTGAATTAAGGCAAGCAAAGTTTAAACCATTAATTCATTTCTTGGCAGGCGATTTGGTTTTTCCTGATTGGCAAGCTCGAAAAATATTCACCAATCAGGATTTTCTACATAAACTTAATAAATTTGCGAATGCAAAAAATCTAAGTGAAAATGTAAAATATGGGCAACAGCTTATGGCTAATAGTGGTTTTAAATCACTATTAAAAGAATCCACACTAAAAACACCACTAGTTGCAGATAAGATTTACAAACATTCTGAGAAATCACAGGCAGCTACAGTAGAACAATTAGATAATTTAATTGATTCTATTGATAGACAGCATCATAAAAAGGGTGATTCTGTCAAAAATCAATATGAGGGGAATACATATGCTTCTGATGGTTCTGGCTATGGGGATTATAATGCTTATAAACGTGGCGGCGCACTTATTGACAGATTAAAAAAAAAGTCTAACTCACGGCGTTTGAGAAAAGCTGATGGTGGTGATTTACAACCTGGTGAAATAGATCCATCTTCTGAATATGCTCCTTCTGCTGCCGATAGAGAAGCTATGCGTAAGGTTGGAATAACCAAAACAGGTAAATCTACCTATTTAGTAGGCGCACAAAACGGGGTTGATTACACTGACAAGAATGCTATCTATGGAAAAGCAACTCGATTAGGTCAAGCGCATGATGCTGCTAAAGCTAAATTAGAACTTGCTCAAAAAGATCCCTTAGCTTATGCGCAGAAGTATGGAAAAACATTATCAGCAACTAATCTTGCAAAGCATAAAGCTGCTCAAGCTGCATTAGATGCAGAAGATCAAAAGCAAAATGATCTTTATCGAAAGGGTTATCGGGACTTTGTTGTAGGTGATCCAGAACAAAGTAATGCAGCACAATTAAAGAATTATCTTAATCCAAAGCAACCTGAGCAAATTTGGAAAGGGAATTGGAAAAGCAAAGGATATTCAAAGGAACAAGTTTTAAAAGCTTATCAAGATTCTTTGAAGCAACCGCAGCAACGAGCCCCTGGTGATCCGGTTTATAAATCTCAAGTTGCACCTGGATATTATAATAAGCAAACATTAGCTATGGCACGAAATGCTGCTAAATTAACACCAGCTCAATATGCAGAGAATCAGGCTAAAAGAGCACAAGAAATTGATGCTATGAAAGCTGCTCAATATGAAGATACTATGGGATCTAAGCAACGTCAGCAGATGTGGGATTCTCCTGAAATGCAACAATATGCTTCAGAAACTGCTCAAACAGCATTTGATCCTTATCGCACTCAAGTTAATTCAGCTAGAGATGCTCTTTCCAATGAATTAGGGGTAAGCCAATTACAAAAAGATGAAGCAGATACTCGTCGTAGATGGATTAATGAATTTGCAAATGCAGATATAGGCAGGCGTAATCGCGAAGGACAAGGTAAGTACCTGAAGAATGATTCTTCTGCATGGGATGCTTTAACAGGCGTTCCTATATTAGGGTCAGTTGTAAAAGGTCTTAATACTGTCACAGGAGGCGTAATTCGTAAAGGTACTGAGTCTGGTGAGAATTTTGGTAAAGGCAACATAGGTGCTGGTTTCGCCGGATTAGCTGATGCAGGAATGGGCGCAGCTCAATTCGCTATGAATCCAGTAAGCAGCACAGTACAAAATGTTGGTGGTGCTTTAGCTGAAAAATACTTGCCCCAGATTCTAGGACCTATGATGCCACAAGATCAATCCCCAGGGGAAGATCAATACACTGAAGCACAATACAATCCCTATAACAGTTATCAACAACAATCTCCTTATGGTTATGGCGGTCAATCATATTACTCTAATCCTGATGAATTTACAGGGTATTATTAGATAATCCTCCTAGAATCCTCTCTCAATCCTTATATAAAAACATCATAAGAATTATATAACATCTTTCAACTCGTAATTGAATCTCTTTTGTTGTATAAGCATCATATATTATCAACAACAAGAGAAATTAATGGCAATCTTGTCCTTATTATTTATGACCGTATTCGGTTTAGCAATGACTGAATACGATAAGATTCAAGAAGAAGAAATTGACACTATAGAAGCAGTTGAGACTGCATGGAGAAAAAAATGAAAAGACTTACTACTTTATTTTTTTTATCAACTGTTGCAGTTATTGCAATGGATGGTGATGAAAAAGATTTAACAGCCAAACCTAAGATGCGTTGGACTGATTCAATTGAAGATTCTATAACAGAATTTGTGCAGCAGGAAGAATTGAAGGTTATTCAAGATCGTATTGCCAAAAGACAGTCAGCAATTCTTAAAAAAGAATCAGATGCTAGAAGGGATACAAGAGTTATGCTTGCTGATCTACGTAAGCAAGAAATTGCCTTTCAAGTATCAGATCCTGATTCATTAGCTCGTTTAGTAGCAAGTACAAGTGTTCCAGGGTTTATTGTGGGCAAAGTTCAAAGGAAAAGGCCACAGACTGGTTATAGACCAACAAGAATCGGTGATAAGAAATGAGCGATTGGGCGAATATAGTAAATAAATGTCGTGAGATTCTTAGGAATAAAAAACAAGAACTTGACGAAAAACAGAAAGAAGAACTCCTACAAAAGAAGCGCGAATATCAGAGAAAGTATCGTGCAAAGAACAAGGAGATATTAGCAGCTAAATATAGAATATGGGCTGCTAACAATAGAGATCTTCTTAATAGACGTTGGAAAGAATATCGAGAAAAAAATCTTGAAAAAATGAGAGAAAGAGATAAACAGTATCAACGAATTCGTTATCATAAAAAGAAATTAGAGGGATTATCACGTACAGAGATTAGAGGAAAAATAGAAAAATGAAGAGAATAATACCAATCTTACTGTTAGGAATAGCAGCTATTACCCCTTCTGCTGCTCTGGACGAAATGCCCTTAACACCAATTGGCAAACGAAGCCCTTTGGTAGTTCACGGAGGAGATACAGTATATGGAAGTACCTCTAGCCTTAATATTCCTGAGTTATCAGAAAGCCATGATGCTTTATCTCGTCAATCTGCTAGAGATGAAGCAGAAGAAATGGAGCTTAATATCAAATATCAGACTGCTCGTATGTGTATAATGGGTAAAGGTCTGCTACAAGATATTCCAAAAGCTATCTCTATTTTAAACGAATGTGTTTTGAAAAAGCATGCTCCTTCACATTTTGCTTTGGGACAGATTTATCATAATGGGACAGAGACTATAGCTGTTGATCTTGCAAGAGCTTATCAACTCTATTCCTATGGAGCTGCTTTAGAGGATGTGAATTGCATGGTAGAACTGGGCGTATTCCATTTAGAAGGTAAATATACTATCTATACTCCTGCTGATTCTTTGCGATATTTCACTAATGCGAAGGATCAGGGGAATGCAAAAGCCATGTTCTATTTGGGCAAGATGCATTGGGAAGGTCTTGGAATATTAAAGAATAAAAAAGCTGCCAAGATGTATATTAAGCAAGCTGCTGCAGGTGGTTATGAGCCTGCTCTTGAATTCTTAAAAGGTCAATGTTGTGGATGTGGAGGATCATTTAAATGAAGAGATTATTACCAATATTATTAATGAGCATGGCTGTTATAAATCCGTCTGTAGCATCAGAAAAGGAAGTAGAATTTAGTTCTATGCATCCTTTGCCCCCGCCTCCTCCGCCAAGCTATCAATACGGAGATGCTGTCATTCGCTATGAAGTACCATCAGTTCCAACATATACTGTATATGGAAGTTATGGATCTATGGAAGTTCAAGATGTTGGTGGCACGCATACTCCGATTTTTCATGTGCCATCAGCTCCTGCTAGTGATGATATCGCCATATTATATGAAACAGCTCGTATGACTGCTTCTGGAGAAGGTGCAGCTAAAGATGTGCGTAAGGCTGTCGATATGTTTCAGCAGTGTATAGCAGCTGGTCATGCAAAAGCTCATTTTGCCTTAGGTTTATTATATCAAGAAGGTAGAGACGACTTGCCTGTAGATTTCAATGAAGCTTTTAGATTGTTCACTCTTGGAACAGCTTTAAATGAGCCTCATTGTATGACTAGTTTAGCCATAATGCATTTATTGCCATTAGTTGGTGAAAAGAATCCATATCGTGCATATGAATTGCTCAATATGGCTGCTAATCTTGAGCATGCTCCTGCTAAATACAATTTGGCAAGGATGTACTATATTGGCGATGGTATCCCGAAGAACAAATCGCTGGCCCGTAGACTAGTAAAAGAATCAGCGCAAAAGGGATTTGCACCAGCGTTAGATGTGTTAAAAAGAAGTTGTTGTGGCTATTTCATGCCATTCTAAAAGGAGTTAAAATGAAGAAATATTTTGTAATTAGTATGTTAGTTGCCAGTAGCGTATTTGCAGTTGATAAAGGAGATGGATTAGAGCCTGGAACAGGTGCATATGCAAAGCCTACATTCTTAAGAAGTCCTAGATTTTCAACAGCTAGTATGGGATCTGATGGCCCTGCAATAGATCCAACAATTATGAGGAGATTAGAGGCACGTAGGGCTTTGCCTCCATTAACATTAGTTCCTGCTCCTTCACCAAGTGACAGTGCAGTATCATCGCCAGCAGCCCCCCGTCATAAACGCAAGGATTCTAGTATTGATCCTACTGTAACTCCATCAGGTGTGACAGTACTAACTCCAGCTCAACGTATTACTTTAGCAAGTGATTTATCGTCCTTACCTGATGATGATGAGTTGGTATTATTAGCTAAATTCCAAGCAACAAAGGCGCATGATATCGATGAATAAAGAGCTCTTAGCAATCATAATGGTATCAGCAATAGCATTCTTTACAATGTTAATACTGATCTCTATATGGGTTCAATGGATGTTAAATGATGATCTAATAAGATCTTCTCTTTAAGGTAAATGAAATGAGCAATTCACTTTGGATAATATTACTTATTGGTCTTATATTCTTTGATGACATATAATTAACTGGGGACGAATTGTCCCCTTTTTTCTTAAATTTGTGCTATAGTGAATGCGTACTTAGTTGTGCGGTTGTAAGGAGTGCGTGTCATGCTTCTTAGAGTCTTAATTCTTCTTTTGTCGCTTATCTCAACAACTTACCCCATGGATCCAGAAGACGTTGCCGAAAGGCAACAGCATCATCTCAAACCCGATACTTTTGTATACAATCCTGATTTCTTTGAACATCAGCTTGACGGTAGAATTACCTTATCTAGAATCGTAGCAATACAAAGAATGGTTAATGACGAATACCCAATGGTACCTCCTAACAGTCCTGTCTTACCTTTTGTTAGAAGCAATACATGCCTTGGTGCTTTTTTTGATGTAATTCCAATGTTGCTAAGATTTACAATTAGGGTATTGACAGCTTTGAAGTAAAACATATTTTTCTTCAATTAATAAAAAGGCGAAACGTGAAAATTGCTATTCATATTTCGCCTAAATTTCGCTTTTTAAAAATTCTTAAGAGCTTTTTTTAAAGAGTCTCTGATTTCTGAAATGGCTTCCATCTTATGGGGATCTTCCATCTCTTCTGAATTAAGAATTTCTATCTTAAGATTAGAGTATTTTTTTAAGATATCACAAATATCGTTTAATAATATTTCACTCTGATTCTTAATTTTTTCATGTATATAAGTTGACGTTTCCATAACAATTACTTTCTTTAGTTTACATTCCTGGATACATAGGTAACTGATTTGTCCCAATAGGAGCATCATCAGTTGAACTAATCATTTTCTCTGTGGTTGTTAAAAGAGCAGCAATAGAAGCAGCTCCTTCAAGTGCCACACGAATAACTTTCATAGGATCGATAATGCCTTGTTCATACATATCACAGATTTCCCCTGTCTGAGCATTGATACCCCAAGTAAAATCATGTAACTTTGTTGCTGATAATTCTAGGATTTTATCTTTTGCATCAATATCTGAGTTTGCACAGATTTGTAATAAAGGTGCGCCAAGAGCTTTTTCAATAATCGCAATTCCCTTATCTTGATCTGTATTAGCACCTTTTAGATCCTTGAGACATTCAATAGCTCTGAAAAGTGCTATCCCCCCTCCAGGAAGAATCCCTTCGGCAATAGCTGCTTTTGTTGCATGCATAGCATCATCAGCACGATCCCGACGTTCTTTAAATTCAGCATCTGTAGGTGCCCCTATCTTCAAGATAGCAACCCCACTTTTAAGTTTAGCAATCCTTTCACTCAAGAATTTCTGTCTTAAGGGATCTATTTCTTGTTCTAATTGTGTTTTTAGATCATCGCACCGCTTATCGATTTCTGCTTGGGTAGCTTCAGTATTATAAATAAGAGTAGAATTTGCTGAAACAACGATCTTAGTAGCCTCTCCAAGATTGTTGTATTCAAACTTATCTATCCTTTTATGAGCACTTTGTAATTTGCCCCCTGTTAAAATAGCGATATCTTGCAGGATATCAATGCGATCTGCATCTGCTAAAGGTGCTTTTACAACACAGATCTGCATTCCTTTTCCACTTTTAACTTGCCATTCATGGTGATTAGCTAAACAACATGCATAAGCATCTCCGTGAAGTTCATCTACGATTAATAAGAGAGGCCTTCCTTGGGTAATAACCTTACGTAGGATAGCTTCTAGTGCTTGGAAGGTATCGATTTGCCTATCATAAATAAAGACAAAAGGATTATGTAAGACAGCTTCTTTACGAGCAGGGTCAGTTATGAAATGAGGATATAAATACCCGCTATCAAAACTTAAGCCAGGAGAGATTTCAGCATAAGTCTTGAGACCTCCTTCTGCCAAGGTAACCATTCCGTGGTGCCCTAAATGTTCATAGCATTCTAGAAATAGTTTAGCTAATTCTTTATCACCATTGGTTGATATGTAAGCAATGTTTTCTATTTCAGACGCAGCCGTAATCTTTTTTGATTTTTCTTTTAGAAAATTAATGACTGTATTAACAGCTAAATCTATACCTCTTTTAAGATCTGAAGGATTGGTTTTATTGGCAACAGCTTCAATACCCCCTCGAACGATGGCTTGAGCTAACACAGTTGCGGTTGTTGTTCCGTCTCCTGCAAGATCTACTGTTTTTTGAGCAACTTGCTTTAAAAGCTGTGCTCCCATATTTTCAAACTTATCAGGAAGAAATATGTCTTTAATAACAGTTTGACCGTCTTTAGTAACATGGGGTGGATGGTAAAGTTTATCAATAATAACATTACGGCCTTTAGGGCCAAGAGTAACTTTAACAGTATCCGCAGCTATATCAACGCCACGTAAGATTTTTTCACGAGCTTCTGTAGAAGATTTTATCTGTTTTGGTCCAAACATATATATATCAAATCCTTATGTAAAAATAATAAGATTATGATATAATAATTCTGAAATTATATAACAGAAGTTTTAATTGAGGTTTTATGCTAAGAAAAATCATTTCCTTGCACTTGCGCCAATCGCTTTTTAACGATTTAACCGAACTTGCAAAGAAGAATAATATTTCTAGGACAGCATTAATTGCCTATATATTAACTCAGTTTGTTAAAAGACAAGAGAATAAGTAGTCATTTCTTGCATTTCTTTTTATCTCTATAAGTTTTACTGTATTGCTTTCTCTTCTTTTGTTCAAGAGTAAGTCCCATTAATGAGTCTGGATCATAATTGCAATGTTTAAAATCTCGCGGATTCGCTTTAATTAGATTCAACAACTTCCTTCCTGTATAAATCTGAGGCTCTGCTCCATCATATCTATCTTCAACTTTAATAAGATTGTCAGAAGGAATTTCATATGTCATATATCTATCGCGTCGTCCCTTTGGTTCTGCAATAGAATGTCTAAATGTTTTAGTCTCCATTTCCTCTTTAGGTTTGATACTATTAAGATTAACATCAGGATAATAAACACCTGTTCTTAATATTTCTTTCCTAAGTTTTTCGTGCTCTCTAATGACATGTATCGCTTTGGGAAAGTCTTCTTTATTAAATTCACAAGGTTCTTGCTTTGGAAACTCTCTTAAGCAAATATTTTTTTCTATTACTTCAGTGGTTATAGGAATTCTTCCTATAACTTTCTTAAATATATCATCATTCATTCTGATTATCCTTTTTAGATAACTTTAACTCCTGCATTTGTTTATCAAGATATAAAACCACCTCAATAATAATCATTTTCATTTCTGTTATGTCTGGATTAGATGACTGGGCAAACAATCCTCTTTCTAAAGATAATTTCTTAAAAAGATTATCAAGATTTTTAGATATTTTATTTTTAGTCATTAGTTAAACTCTTTGAAAGATCTTCTAACCTTTGATCTATTTGACCTAACATTGCGTGTAAGTAATTAATATGTTGACAAATCATAGCTTTAAACTCAGCATCGGTGAGTTCTTGCGCTTCCTCTTTCTCATAATATTCAATTGTCAGGCTTTTGGTTTCTTCTTCAGAAGGCATGATAGACAGCATTTCTTTTTGTAGATATGCTTCAGTATCCCTAATCATATCATGATATGTGTATTTTGATTTTCCCCTTGTCATTTTTCTCTCTCAAATTCATTTACTATTTTTTTAGCTTCTAAATATAATCTATAATTTGCTTCTCTATTTATCCAAAAACTTGCAGATGGACCTACAATTGCAGCTAATTGAATAGCAGTAGAAGGAGTTATTTGTGTTTTTCCTTTAATAATCTCGTTAATAGTTTTCAAAGGTCGTTTCATTTTTCTAGCAAGCTCTGCTTGTGTTAGGCCACATCTTTGTAATATATCTAATAATGTAGATCCAGGTGCTGAAACTTTTTCAGGTATATAGGGATATTTTTTTGATTTCATTCTTCTGGCTCCCATTTTTTGCCAGTTGAATGGATAAGATTTTTTTTCTCTGAATAATGTTTCATATAATCAGCGCTTCCATCCAAAGAAAATTTAAATCTTATGTTTATATCACAAGATGAGACAGGGATAATAACTGCCATTAAATTAGATTTATATTTTCCTAAAATCAACCATTGAGTACCACCACCATCCTCATACACCCATCCAACTTTAAATTCTTGTGCTTCTTCGACTTTTTTCTCTTTTTGTTCCAGATAAGCAAGTTGATGATCTACAGTTTTTTTTATACTCTCACATACCAGTATATCTATTGATCTTCGATCTTTATTGGTTGTTTTACTAATGATATTCAACATATCGCTAACACTTTTAATTACTTCAGTGCTAACAATACGATTATCTGTTAATTCTTCTAATTCCTGATCAGTCATATCAAATATAGATTTCATTGGTTTTTTCCATGATAATGAAGTATTAGTTTTCAGCCAATTTCTTTCATTAAGGTAATTAAGTGTTTCTTGGCTTATTACGGCTAGATTTTTTTCTTCGATATTTTTAAGTGTTTTAACAGCTTTAGCAATGAAGTTATGCTGTTCTATGGATTGTTTTTCTGAAAATTTTTCATCTCCTTTATAACCACAATTAGGACAATACAATTGGGAAAATATACGGATTTTTGAATGTCTGCGGTTAATTATAAGATGGTCTGAATTACAATAGAAGCAAGGTTCAATTTCAGTCAATTTTCTCTGGCCCTAATTCATGAGATAAAATATGTAACAAAAAACTCAAAGCTCTCTCTATAGAAGAGTTAGCATGTGACCATACATAATGAGGATACTTTTCATCAGAAATAATAATCTTATATACATCTTCTTGGGTATGTAATAGTGAATAATCTATCATCTCCACTCTTGGGAGTTCTTCTAGTTTATTCTTAACTAATTGAATGGTGTACTTTGCAAGGTTTTCATAGGTTTTAATTTCAGTCACTTTTCTTCCTTTTTAAAGAATATTAAATTATCATGAAGTTTTCTTAAAAATGGCGCTACTTTTTCGTGATTAAAACCATGCTTAATAAGATCTTCTTCCGATACAACTTGCAAAGAAATTGCTAATAACTTCTCCATATCAGTTAATTTTTCTATTTTATTCAAACAATCTAAATCTACTTTAGTTTGAGTAGGGAAGATTAGCATTTTATTAATCATTTATAAACTCATTCAATTCCCAATTTTTTACAAAATAAGCAGGATCTTTTTCAGCTGCTTTTGTAAGCCAATATTTAGCTTCCTCAGGATAAGGAACAACCTTTTCAATACCATAAAGATAGGCTAAACCAAGCAATAATGAAGCTCTAACATCTCCATTTTGAGCCCATTGACTAATTTGTTGGATATAATCCATAAGTAATGATCCTTTAGTAGGTTATATAATTAAATTAAACATACAGGCTCAAATGTTAATTAGCTAGTTGAATTGTTTATGATTTTTCAACATTGATGAACCGGATAATTTTTAAGACTTTCTTTGCCTTTTTCAGAACAAGGAATTATTTCAATTACATTAGCTACCATAATACTTGGAATTTCCATCGATACCTTTGATCCAGGATTATTTCCCTTATTTGCTAATTCCGAAAGTGTAAAAGCTCTCCAAGACCAAAATCTGCGAGATTGCTTAAGAAATACATGACGTGTTGTAGGATCATATTTTTCCACATATCCACTATGCACCCCTGAATCATAAGACCGAATTACGACATATTGATCTTGAAAATCAAATGAAGCATTGTTTTTTTCCTTAAATAAATCCTTTTCTGATATATCCATTTTTCTTTCCTTTTATAAAATTATTCAATTCTCAGCCATCGCCATTGCCATAGCCATCGCCATTGCCATAGCCATCGCCATAGCCATAGCCATCGCCATCGCCACACCCACAGCCATCACCATAGCCAGATCCATCACCATAGCCATCGTCATCACCATAGCCATCGCCATTGCCATAGCCAGATCCATCGCCAGAGCCATATCCAGAGCCATATCCAGAGCCAGAGCCAGAGCCATTGCCATCGCCATCGCCATATCCAGATCCAGATCCATAGCCAGACCCAGCGCCAGATCCATCATTTAAAGGAATTTCTTTGTCCATTTTTCTTTCCTTTTATAAAATTATTCAATTCTCAGCCATCGCCATCGCCATCGCCATCGCCATCACCATAGCCATCGCCATCACCATAGCCATCGCCATTGCCATAGCCAGATCCATCGCCAGAGCCATATCCAGAGCCATATCCAGAGCCAGAG